CATTCGAGCCTGGGTTTGACGGGCCAATGGCGCTGAACTTCCAAGACTTTCACTTGCCTCACGACGTGATCCAGCTAGAGCTACAGGGTGGTGGCAACGTGTGGGCACCACTGGTGATGCTGGATGGGCCGGCTCCTGGCTGTGGCAACGGCAGCTACTGGCAGGGCGGTCGCTATCGCTGTCGGTTCAACTTCGACGGCTTCAACGGCTGGGACCGCATGCTGGCCAACCGGGGCCTGACGGTCAGCGCTACTCGGCGCGATCACTTCATGGTAGAAGTGAGCCGTACTCACTTGAGGATGGGTTTCCGTGTGAGTCCCACGGATCCGTACAGCTACTGGGTAGACGCCGACATCCCTGGTGGACCGTTGGGCTGGTCGCAGGGCGTGACGCAGTTGAACCAGCGCAGCTACAACCCACTGAAGCCATGTGGGCCTGGTGTGGGTGACGCTGGGCACAGTGATCAGGGCTGGCAAGGCAGTTGTCGGGCTGGCACGTGGCACATTGACAACATGCAGATCAGCCCGTACATCCCTTTCACGATCATCCCAGGCGTACGCAAGATCAACTATCCAGGGGGAACGGTGACGTTCGCTCAGCCCGCGCCGGCCAACAGCTATGTCAAAGCGGCAGGGGGCTGGAGCGACACCGAGTGGAGCATTGACAATGGTGCGACCTGGCACGTGGCGGCAATCGTAGGCCCGAAGGCCCCGGTAGAGGTAGGCGATAGTTACTGGTTCCCGGTGCCACAGGGCACTCAGAGCATCAGGTTCCGTGGCAGCGATCAGCGCTGGACCTTACAGGATGTGTACCTGTACTCGCGCACGACCGGCCCGGTATCCACACCGACCAGCACACCCACTACAGAACCAACGTCTACACCGACCAATACGCCACAACCAACGGAGACGCCCACGGCAGGCCCTACAGCCACCGAGACGCCAACGAGCGCACCAACCAGTACATCCACTGTGACTGTCACGCCAGGAGCGTCTACGAGCGTCTCGTTTGATACCAACCCAAGGCCGTCCATCGGCGGGTTTAGCGGTTCATACTGGGGCATCGACTGGGGCACACGGCGCTGGTACTACTCGGGGCCATACGCCCAGTTCACCACGAACAGCGTAGGCTTCAATGGCCCAACGAGCCATCAGGAATCGTTCACGTTCGTAGGCGGGCCAAAGACTCTGGTGAGCCTGAGAGCAGACAACGGCGCAGGAGCAGCAAGCACGCTCACGCTAGCCTGCCCAGGCAACGCTAACGTGGTGGCACCACTCAACGCCCGTACAGCAACGACCGTGGTCACAGGCTGGTCTACAGCGTGCTCTACGGTGACGGTGACCAGCAGCAACGGCTGGGATACCAATCTAGACGATCTCGTCTATCGGTGACTACCAGGCTTCGGTGTTGGCCTGGCTGGCGAGGCACTTCTCACACGTGGCTGGCCCTTCGACCTGCATCTGGCTGGCGCGGAATCGGAGGAAGGTGCCGCAGAGGGTGGTGTTCTGCATCATGTAGACCGTGTGGGCGAACTTGCCGGTGCGGGTCTTGACGGTGGTGAAGGTCTGGTCGGCGGTGGTGTTCTTCATGTATTCAAGATACACCCATACGCCTGATCCGTCAATAGGTTTTCGAGGCAATATCTAAAATGCCGGCATATTCGATCCAGGGGCAGGAAAACCATTGAGCAGGAAAAAAAGAACCGAAGACCAGCGGATAAAAGATGCACAGGCATTAGAGCTACGCAGGGCAGGAGCGAGCTATGCTCAGATTGCCAAGCAGTTGGGCTATGCCAACGAGAGCGGACCATACAAGGCAGTGCAGCGTAGCCTGGCCGAGTTCATGGCAGTGCGAGATGAGGTAGCACCACAGCTAATCGAACTAGAGAACCAGCGGCTCGATGCTTTGCAGACAGCGTTATGGACTCAAGCGATCAAGGGCCAATGGCTAGCTACGGATCGTATCCTCAAGATCATGGAGCGCCGGGCCGCACTGAACGGCTACGATGCGCCAAAGCGCCAGGAGATCAGTGGGCCAAACGGCCAGGCAATACAGGTGGAGCAAGAGCTAAGTGTCAACGTCAGCATTGAAGAGCGGCAGCGACGAATCCTTGCCATCGTTGACGCAGCAAGAGGAAGACCTGATCCTTTTGCTCTCCCAGGACGATCCGATATGGCTTCCCCAGGAGGGACCGCAGACAGCAGCCTGGCTGACGCCGGCTGACGAACTGTACTTCGGTGGTCAGGCTGGTGGTGGCAAGTCGGATCTGCTACTCGGGCTAGCGCTCACGGCCCACCAGCGCTCCATCATCTTCCGTCGCAACTACACCCAGTTCAAGGGTGGTGACGGTCTGATGAGTCGGGCCATGAACGTAGCTGCTGGTCGTGGTCACTTTGCCAGCCGCATCAACGGGCTACTGATGAAGGATGGCAGGACTCTAGAGTTCGGTGGCGTAGAAGACCTGGGCGAGCTAGGCAAGTGGCGTGGACGCCCACATGACTTCAAGGGCTTTGACGAGCTACCCGAGTTCCTAGAGCAGATGTATCTGTTCCTGATTGGCTGGCTACGCAGTACCACACCAGGCCAGCACACAAGGGTGGTAGGAGCCGGCAACCCGCCAAGCAACGCAGAGGGTGAGTGGGTGATCAAGCGCTGGGGAGCCTGGCTGGACGCCCAACACGACAATCCCGCTGCTCCTGGCGAGCTACGCTGGTACGCCAGGCTCGATGACAAAGACACTGAGGTAGAGAACGGTAAACCGTTCAGCTACCACGGTGAAGAGATCACGCCCAAGAGCAGGACGTTCATACCCGCTGCGCTGAAAGACAACGCGTTCCTGGCCCTGAGTGGCTACGGAGCACAGCTACAAGCGCTGCCAGAGCCTCTACGCAGCCAGCTTCTGTACGGTGACTACACGATTGGCCTGATGGACGATCCGTGGCAGATCATTCCGTCTGCCTGGGTAGAAGCGGCCATGCGACGATGGAAACCGGAACACAAACCGGACGATACCGCAACATGTTCCGGTTTGGACGTAGCGCGTGGCGGCAAAGACAAGACCGTGCTCAGCCAACGCTGGGGCAACTGGTTCGGTGAGCTAGAGCGCGTACCAGGCAAGGAGACGCCAGACGGCCAGGAAGGCCGCAGGATGGTCGTACAGGCGCTACAGCGTGGCGGCTACGTCAACGTGGACGTGATAGGCGTTGGCGCAGCAGTAGTGGACCTGTGCCGCGAGGTAGATCTCAACGTCGTCCCGGTCAACTTCGGCGCAGGCACCAAGCGACACGACCGGACGAACCTGCTGAAGTTCGTCAACGTGCGAGCCTACGCCTACTGGAGTCTGCGAGAAGCGCTGGACCCGGACAAGGGTGACAACATCATGCTGCCGCCGGATCGTGAACTCAAGGCCGACCTGTGCGCAGCCAAGTGGATGATGCGCGTGAACGGCATTCAGGTCGAAAGCAAGGATGACATAGCCGAGCGAATCGGCAGATCACCCGATGCTGGCGATGCCGTGGTGCTCGCGGCTATGCCACCAATCCACGCTGGAGTGGCTTTCTATTGACATGCGTGTAAGCCGGGCTTCCGTTTTCCCGCGTTTTCGGAGGCACGTCTTACATGCGTGTCATACAGCAGATGGCCCGTAACGCACCCACAGCCAGTTGAGAGCGTGCTCAACGTATGGGGCCGGTGTTCGCTCGCCACGTTCCCAGTAGGCCCAGGCCCGTTCGGTCATGAACATGGCTTCGGCTGCTTCTGTGGCAGTCCAGCCCATATCTTCCCGCCACTCACGTATCGCGGTGCCGGTTAGCCGTTGTTTACGCCGATGAAACATCGCTCCCGCCTTTCGTTGGTTTGTGGCGGTAGTTCATGATTGGTCTGCCTGCCCCTGTGCTACGAAGATGCGAGCGGCGTCGTGGCTCATGCGAATCCATCGACCGTTGCTGAGAATCGACTGGCTCCAATAGTGCGCGAGCGGGGTTCCGGTCTTGTCAGACGAGAAGCGGATAGTCAGTCGGCAGTTGAAGCCTGGTGTCTTTTCCATATCTGTAACTTACACCTACTCGCTTGATCTGTCAATAGGCAATATTGGGCTATGCTGGCATCCGCAGGAATTTAGATCCACGCTTGCCGATGCGCTGAACGTTCGGCGTACCATCGGATAGGCGCAGGGTGACATCGGATAGGCCGCGTTCGAGCAGTTCGACCGACTCGACGGTAGCGGCCCGCCAGACCTGGGGAAAGCCGGCGGCTGAGAAGTCTCGAAGGAGAACCTGAACGCTGGTGCCTGGCTGGTAGTTCTTCATCTCCCTTACCTTACGCCTACTAGCTTGATCTGTCAACAACCAATTAGGAGGAATGCCGGCACGTGGCGAACATCATTCAAGCCGCGTTGACGGCAATTGGCTTCAAGTTCACGCCAGCAGACCCCACGGTCCACTGGGAACACATCGAGCATCTTGTACACACGGCTGGCGCGCGGCCCTACGACAACGAATACAGCGGCGACGGCAACTCGGCGGTCTTTGCCTGCCTGCGAGCCTTGGCCTACGCATCCATCGAAGCCCCGCTGCGTGTGTACAAGCTGGACGCCAAGAACGAGCGCGAGCCGCTCTTTGAGCATCCGATCCTTGACCTGTTCGAAGAGCCGCATCCCGAGCTAGACCTGAACGAGATTCGCTGGTGGTCGGCCTGGGCTAGGCACATTGATGGCAATGCGTATCTGCTCAAGGTGCGCGATGGCGTGGGCCAGGTAATCGAGTTGTGGCCGGTGAGTCCTAGCGTTATGCGACCCAAGACCGGGCGCGGCAGTAGCAACTTCATCGACTACTACGAGATGGACCGCTACGACGGACGTGGGCCAGAACAGATCCCGGTGGAGAACGTGATCCATTTCAAGCTGGGCGTTGATCCACTGGACGTGCGCAAGGGCATCTCGCCACTTCGACGCCTGATCCGTGAGATTGCCTCAGACGGTGAGGCGACGCGCTACGCAGACGCCTTGCTTCGCAACTTCGGCACGCCGGGCCTGGTCGCCAAGATACCGTCTGAGACGATGCTTAGCGAGAAGCAGGTAAGCGAGCTAAAAGACTCCATCGCCCGAGCGTTCGGTGGCGAGCGGCGCGGCACGGTGAGTGTGCTCACTGGCGGCGCAGACATGGATCAGTTCGGGTTTAGCCCCGAGCAAATGAATCTGAAGATCCTGCACGACGTACCTGAAACTAGAATCGCAGCCGTTATGGGCGTTGATCCACTCGTTGCCCGGCTAGGTGTCGGGCTGGAGCAGACCAGCAACTACGCCTCTGCAAGGCAAGTACGCGAGAACTTCACCGAGTTGACCATCGTTCCGCTGTGGGTGATGGATGAAGCCAAGTGGAACCGCAAGCTACGCAAGGATTTCACGTCCGACCGGCGCACGGTCATTGCCCACGACCTGAGCGAAGTGCGCTCGTTGCAGGAAGACGAGAACGCCAAGCACGCTCGCATCCTGGCGAATGTCCAGGGCGGGCTGATGAGTCGCGAGATGGGCCTGCGTGAGCTAGGCTTCGACGTACTGGCCGGCGATGATTCGCTGTGGGTACCAACGGCAGGCAAGTGGGTCAAGGTAGACGACAGTGTGACGGACCCCGCAGAGGAAGCCGCACAGCAATTGGCGCTACAGGAAGCCCGTAAGCCCGCGCTACCGCCGCCAGGTCCATCTGGTGCTCCGGCTTCAAACAGTGGTAGCAAGGCGCGTGGCGATGCGTTCGCTGAGGCTATCCAGGCTGTGGTTGATACGGCGGCTGAGGGCATGGCTGTGGATCTGGACAGGCTACAGAACAATCAGCGCAGGCGTATCACTGCCCGGCTGGTCAACGGAGTGAACCACTAGCCGACGATCTCGGCATGACTCCAGTCTTCTTCGAGCACGCGTAGAACGTCGTCAAAGTCATCCATGCCTGGGTACCACGAGAAGACTTGGGCGATCTCGGTGTCACAGCGCTGGCAGATGATCTCAACGGTGGAGAACCCTGTGCCGGCTTCGGTATTGCCGGTGTTCCATGCCAAGTCGCCACGGTCGATGATCCGCTGGCACTTCGGGCAGTTCTGAGCCGCGTGCTCAGAAAGGATCTCAGCTAGTCGTTGGTCGTCGGTCATTGTTCTCTCCAGTAGGCGTCAAGGTCACGACGCGCTTTCTCAGCGGCCTGTGCGTGCCGTCTCATCCAGCGGTAGTGAGCCGAGCAGAGCGACCAGTAGAGAACCGGTCGCTCGCAGTGGTCGCATGTCACGCGGCCAGGCACTTGGGGCAGGCCCGCCCGATTGGGGTTTCGCTCGTCCACCAGAGGGTGATCTTCAGCCCGCACTCGGCCTTGACGGTCTGATTGTGATCGGCCCCGGTCGGGACGATGTGGCTGATCTTGCCGCTAAGCGTGCGGCCCCAGGTGCTCTCGTTGTTTTCCATACCCGTAACTTACACCCGCCCGAGTTGGTTGTCAACAAGCAATTCAAGGGAATGCCGGCGCGAGGCTACGGCTGTAGCTTGCAGCGAGCACATGCTTTGCACCGACGCATGCCGTCGTTCAAGCTTGGGGTTCCATCGGAGATCCCGAGATAACGGCTGGTCTTGATGAGTTCGTTACCGCACATGGAATAGCGGTAACTGCTATTTAGCATCTCAGTTGTGGGCGTCAAGTCGCCCAGGCGATGCTCGCGTAGTGTGCCGTAGCACAACCACCACGTACCAACAGGAAGCGCCCGGAGTTCATCCGGGCGCAGCTTGCGAACGTACTTCAGTTTTGTCATAAGGCGGCTTCCGCCCGGCGCTGATCCTCTAGCCGCACGATGGCGGCTGCGAGCCTCTGAGCCTCTTCGATGTCTCGGATGCTACTGGCGAGTCCGCACTTGTTGTCGAAGAGCGTGGTGGCGTTGGCGGCGAATCGGCGGTTTTCGCTGGTCCAGATCATGTTTTCCATATCCCTAAGATACACCCGCTGATTTGACTTGTCAACAACTAATCGTAGGAATGCCGGCGTTATGCCGGCACCCACACTTCGACTAGCTCGCTCAGGCTGACCTGATCGTAGTGCTCGGCCACGAACTCATCGTAGGTGGCCTGCTCACGGATGTGCTGGATCTGGAAGTAGCGCTCTTGCTTCAGGTACTGCTGTACAGCAAACTTCTCGGGCGAAAGCTTCTTCATCAGTGTGCCTTTCCGGCCCGCCTAGTGGGCCTTGTGGTTGGCAGTCCAGTGATCTCGCATACGGCGCTCTGCCTTGGCGTCGGTATCGTTCCAGATCGGGCTGTCTTGCAGCACTGAGCCGCAGATCGGGCAAGCCCAGCCTTTGAAGCTGGCGACGGGCTTTGGGCCGCGCTCGTTGAGCAGTGCCGCGTCGCGGTCATCCCGCGACCTGACCAGCGTTTCGCTGAGTCGGCGCATAACGTCGGCGTTGGTCACCTTGTTGTCTACGCTGAACTTGTCGCTCGCCAGGTAGCCGAGCAGATCGTAGATGCCGTCTTGCAGGCTAGCCATCTCGGCGTTCGCGGCTACCAGTTCGTCGCTCAGGTTCTCGATGTGGTTGCTCATGTCCGTAACTTACACCTACGTTCTAGGCTTGTCAACAAGCAATCAAGGGGATGCCGGCATTGGATGATGATCCACGCGACCACGATCTAGAGCTAGCCCTACTGACGCTGCTCTTCATACGTTGGTATGGCACGATTGCCAAGGCCGTACATGGCCTGACGGTGCATATGTTCAACCTGGGGCCGGTGCCGCTGGACGACGCGGCTATACGTCACGCGATCCTCAACGCACGCGCCGGTGCCGTGGCTGTTGACGCAACCACCCGCAAGCAGATTGCCAAACGCATCGCAGACGGCGCTAGCAGGGGCCTGACGCCATACGAGATTGCGTATGGCACGGAAGACTTTGCGGGCATAGACGGGCTGTTCAAAGAGACGTGGGCGCATCGTAGCGAAGTTGTGGCGAAGACTGAGCTACAGAAGGCCCAGCTACAGGCAACGGTCCACAAGTTCCAGACGCTTGGGCGTGGCATCGTAACCGGCCTGCTCATCCACGACGGCGACTACGACGCCTATTGTGAGTCGCGCAACGGCACGGTGGTCCCGGTTAGCTCAGCACCCGACATAGCTCACCCGAATTGCCGGTTGAGCGTTAGCCCGATCTTCGGCCCATAAAGAAGAAGCCCGGCCCTAACGGACCGGGCGAATCTTCTCGGGATTCGCGTACCAGCGATCCCGGCGACCAAAGCCCTGACCGGGTATGGCCTTGACTAGGATCCCGCGCTGGGGATCGAAGGCGAGAATCCGGGCGTAGTTCCCGAAGTTCTCGATGATTTCCCCAACCTGGGGAGTCCAGTCCGAGACTGGGAAGGCGAATGAGTTTTCCAATGGAAAACCCCCTTTCGATCTGATCTTGTTGCCAGGGGAACCTAGAGGATCCTTCTGCGACCGGTCAGCCGTTTGGCTGAAGCACTATGTTCCGTGTGAGGTTTCGCCGGCGTTAGCCGGTTACTGTACATCCATCCCATTTACAGGTTTGGTACGACTCCCTGTTGCCCGATGCAGCCAGGGTTCCCAAGGCCCTCTCACTCACTTCCG